TATGATATAAATATCAAAGAAAAAGGAGCCTATGAAAGTGCTAAACAGTGTGCCCATAGGCTATTGACAAATGTTGACATATTAGCCTATATAGATACTTTGATAGATGAAAATGGCCTAAATGACCAGTATGTTGATAAACAATTACTCTTTCTGATCTCACAACAGGCAGACCTCAGGGTGAAAAGATCAGCAATCTCAGAATATAATAAGCTCAGGCAAAGAATTATTGAGAAACAAGAGATAAATGTGACAGGACAACCTTATAATCCAGAGTTCACACCAAATGGAAAAGAAACAAGCCAGTAAACAACTTAAAAAGGCCTGTAGGGACACTGCAAAAGCCTTTGATAATTTTAATAAAGCTGTAAGAAAGTTACAGGATGGCTCTAAATAAGCCACAGCAATTTGTTTTTGACTCCACTCAGAAAATCAACCTGTTCATGGGTGGTACAGGTTCAGGTAAGACTTTCCTGGATGGCATCATCTCTGCCTACTACATCCATCATTTTCCTAATGTTAGTGGTTTCATTGGTGCCAACACCTATGAGCAGTTGAATACATCCACTCTAAAGCGTATTAGAGATGTTTGGAGAGATGTTCATGGTTGGCAGGATGGGAAACACTATGTCATTGGTAAAAGGCCTCCTCAAGGCTTTAATTTATGCAACCATAATTTTGACAGGTATGACTCAATAATCTCATTTCGTAATGGAGCAGTCTACTACAAAGGCTCCTTAGATAATTATGAGGCTCACTCAGGTAAAGAGTTTGGTGTGGCCTTTCTGGATGAGACCAAAGACACAAAGGAGGAGGCTGTCAAGGAGGTTATACTGCACAGGCTCAGGCAACCAGGTATTGTGAGACAAGGAAAACCTCTCACTCCACTATATATCACCACTACACCTGCTAAAGTGGACTGGATTAATGAGTGGTTCCAGTTAGATGACTTTGAATCAGATATTCTTGGCTCCATCTATGAGGAGGATAATTATTTCAGGCATGAGTATGAAAATAAGTGTGTGGCTGTATGCTCTATACACCACAACAGGGAGAATCTGCCTGGAGACTACATCTCTACACTCATACATGAGCACTCAGACAGGGAGGGGAACCTTAAAGAGTCAGGTAAAAGGCTGATATTTGCCAATCCATTTGTAAAGGCAGGAGGTGAGTTCTACAGCTCATTTGACAGGACACAACACACAGGTGTTGTAGAACATATAGAGGGTGAGCCTATACACATCTCATTTGACTTTAATGTGGTGCCATATATGACTCTCACATGTTACCAGATCATCTCAAGCAAGGATAAATACACAGTCAGAGTCTTTGATGAGTTCTGCCTACCCTCACCAGACAACACCACAGAGAAAATCACTCAGGAGTTTCTGAAAAAGTATGAGAAACATCTCAAAGCAGGACTGTTCTACTATGGAGACCCTACAGGCACTGCCAGGGATACAAGGAGTAGGAGAAATGACTATGATATCATTGAGGATATACTCAGAGGACATATCAACAACTACTCAAGGAGGGTAGCTTTCAGGGCACCTGCTGTCATCCAGAGGAGAGATTTTGTTAATAATATTTTTGATGAGAGATATGATATTTGTATCTTAGTAGGCAGAAATTGTAAAAAACTGATTGCAGATTTTGAATATCTCAAAGAGGATGCTGATGGTAAAAAGCTGAAACAAAAGGTTATAGACAAAGAAACCAAGCAATCATATGAGAAATATGGGCACACCTCCGATTCTTTTGACTATTTCATCACAGAGGCATTTGCTAAATACTTTAAAAGATGAATGAGGAACTGCTCAAAACACTAATTGAAACAATCCTGCAAGACCTGAGACATCAGGATTATAACAGGACAGTTGAACTTGCCAATGACTATTATGCCTACATCACTGGCATAGGCCTTGATAAGATGCTCAAACAATTTACCAAAAGGGAGGATAGTACCTCCTTTGAGCAGAGGGTCACCATCACTCAGCACATTATCCCATCTGTAGTATCCAACATCACCTCTGTGGAGAGAAAGGTGCCACGATCTAATGGTATGAACAGGGTGTTGACCTACAAGGATGATGAACAAAACACCAAGACAAAAGAGATGGAGTCTGTACTCAATAAATTTTGGGGTACATATTCTTTTGACCGCTGGATGTCTACCAGGTTCATTGAGCTGAATGACTTAGACCCTAACACATTTATGATGATTGAGTGGGGTGACTTTGATAATAAGAAAGAGAGAGCAGAGCCTTATCCTTATGAGATAAAGTCAAGTCAGGCTGTCAACTACCTTTACATCAACAATATCCTGCAATGGGTCATTGATATGAAAGGCTTTGATACTGTAGGATGGGATGATAAGACAGTCACAGCACACAGGTTCACTATCTATGGCAAGGATGAGACCATAGTGGCAGTGCAGGTCTTTGATAAAGGTGTCAGGAGCAGTGCACCACAGACAGATGGTGAGGTCTTTGATTATGATAAGAAACAATATTTCAGAAAAGATGACAACACATTCTTTCTGCTCATATTCCCTGAGCCTCATAACCTTGATAAGGTGCCTGGTGAGAGGGTAGGTTATAAGAGGGATGAGGTCACTGATGGCAGGTCATTTGTTAGTCCATATAATGAGGCTGTGCCTTACCTCAAGAAAACACTCAAAGCTAACTCAGAGCTTGACCTCACAATGTCTCTACATGCTTTCCCACAAAAAATTGTGACCTCCAGGAGATGTACTAACAAGGATTGTAATGATGGGCAGGTGTATAAAGAGAATAATCTCACTGATTGTAAGGTCTGTAAAGGTAAAGGATTTGAGGTGCATACCTCAGCACAGGATACTATCTATGTGCCACTGCCAAGAGACCCTGCTGAACAGCTCTCACTGGATAACCTGATAACATATATCACCCCTGAGACAGGCCTGCTTGAGTTCCAGAGAGCATATATTGAGTACCTCACAGAGGAGTGTATGCAGGCTGTCTTTAACTCAGACATCTTTACTACTGATGATGTAGCCACTACAGCTACAGAGAAAAGGATTGACCTTGATAATGTCTATGATACATTATATCCTCTCTCAGTACAGTACTCAAGGCTCTGGACTCATGGAGTGCACCTCATAGCAGAGATCACCTCCCTTGATGATGGCCTTATTGCTGTGCTTTCTTTCTCTAAAGACTTTAAATTCAAATCCAAAGATGATTATATCTCTGACCGTAATGCCGCTAAGGAGGCAGGAGCACCTGATATCATCCTCAGAGCTATTGATGATGAGATAGTGCAGATAGACACTGCTGACAATCCCTGGCAATACCAGAAATATAAAGTCATAGAGTCCTTTGACCCATTCTCAGGCAAGAGTGATGAGGAGATTGCACAGGCTATGGTATCAAACACTGTACCCCTGCAACAAAGGGTCTTGTATGACAATTATGGTTGGATATTTGATTCTATAGAGATAAAAGACCCTCAATTCTATAACTACAAGAGGGACAAACAGGCACAGATACTGTTTGCTAAGGTGGATGAGATCATCAAGGAGCTAGGATTGCAGACAGCAGTGACTCAGGGTGTGACAGATAAGCTCACAGGGGAGCCTGCCACAGACATAGAGGCAGAGGCTAAGGCCAAGCTCAAAGGCACAGTAGGTGGTGTGCAGGGACTCATTGAGATCAACAGGGCAGTAGCAGAGGGAGTGATGACAGAGGAGAGTGCCAAGACCATCCTCAGGGAGATATATGGTTTTGATGATGCTACTATCAATGAGATCATACAGGCTCCTGATGTTAAAGCAGTAGAGAAACTGGCTGAGAAAAAGAAAATTATTGAACAACCATAATGGCTCTCTCAAAGGATGAGAAAATATGGAAAAGCAAGGATGATTATATCACCTCCAAGCTGGATGTGCTCAGTAAGAGGATAGATAGGGCACAGGGAGACCTGCTCAAGAGACTGGTAGATGATTTCATAGGCAGGTTTGATACTGACAGTGCAGGCAACCTCAAGAGAACCTCCAAGAATATACGATTAGCA